AACAACCAAGCTTCGTGTTCAAGTCTACCGCGATGACACAATGCAAGTAGGTCCTGATGGCAACCCAACAGGTCCTTATCTCGAGACAACACTTACTTTTATACCAACAGATTCTATGAGCAGCACCATCCAATACAAGGTGTGGAAGCGTGTTTACATAGGAGCTGTGGCAAGAGAGCACACCATTCGCTTATATCAGACAGAAGATGACTTTACCGCCGACACATTGAATCAGCCTGTCCGTGTACATGCAATGGTTTTATGGATGAAACCAGCGGGGAGGGTCTTTAATTAATGAAATATAAATATTACCAAGTTTACGAGTATTTTCATGTTAATGAACGGGAAGAGAAGAGATTAATTTACGGCTTTGATGACAGGAAATCAGCTCATGATTTAATCGAGTTCATTTTCAAACACGACCTTAATCCAAAAGCGCTTGGAGTGGAGGAACGTGAAGCTACAACCTAACTTTAGTTGGCAGAAGTATGAAGGCGAACCGGAAGATCAGAAGGATCAATTCCAATACCAGCTTCAAAATCAGCACATTCAAGTAGCCAATTCGGTAAACGCAACCATTGATGACGAGAGCTTCTTTACTCGAGAGCGCATGACATCTTTCACCTGGGTCGATGGTAAACCAATCTGGAAGAAAACAATTAGCGGAACTATAGCTGCTCCAGGATTAACGACCGTCGCGCATGGGATCGTAGGAATAAATACTGTAGTTCAAATAACAGGCTCAGCTCAAAACGCTAAACCATTAACAACTTTTAGTTTGACTCTTCCGCATGTCGATCCAAATGCGCTTGCAAATGGACTGGGTCTGTTTATCGATACCGTTAATGTGTATGTAAACGCTGGAAATGCCACGTGGAACGGCTATTTATTCAGCGCAACAATTTATTTTACAAAGACTTGAGGTAAAAATGCCTAAATTAAACGAATTCCTCTTCGGTGGGAAAGACAAGATTAAGAAAGCGGGGACACTCTCTGCCGATCAAGAGCAATTGATGTCTCTTATCAACGAAGGACTCACCAAAGGCGAAGGTCCTTTTGCTGAAATCTTTGGAGACTTCAATAAAGAAGGCTTTGAAGAAGGTGTATCGAAACCAGCGCTAAAGCAATTCCAAGAAGATGTTTTGCCACAATTGCAAGAGAAGTTCATCGCGGGCAACCAAGTACTTGGCTCCGGTATGCGCCGTGGTCAATTGAAAGCTGCTGGTGACCTGCAAAGCAAGCTTGCTCAATTGATGTATCAAGCTCAGCAAGATCAAACGAAAAACAAACTTGCAGGGATACAGAACGTTCTGGGCACCAAAACTCATGAGAATATTTACAAACAAGGCAATACCGGTGCAGTGCAAGGATTCGTCCAAGGCGCTGGGGAAGGTCTTGGTAAAGCTGCTGGCGCAGCAATAGCGGGGTAACAGATGGTACAGATCATTCCAGCAAAAGACGATTGGGCAAAGGCTTTCCGCAGCATCGGAGGTGGTGTAAGTGAAGGATACATGAACCGCGCAGATGAAAACGCTATACAGGATGCGATTCAGAAGCTTGGGCCTAATGCTTCTATGAAAGACACTCTCGCCGCAGTTACAGGAACCAAGACATACAGCCCTCAAAGCAAGAACATGGCAATCGAGCGTTTTGTTAAATCGCATGGACTTGACCTTGAAGACATTAAGCAGGATGAAATTAAGAGACATCACCAGGCTATTGAGAATCAAAAATCTTCTAAGGTTTCTACTGAAGGAAACGATGCTAAGGCTTTAATCAACGCAAGCAAGCTACCTGATGAGAAGAAGCAAGAGTATGCAAAGCAAGTAGATAAAGGTGAAATCTCTTTTAAAGCGGTTAAGGAATTAATAAAGCCAGAAAAGACAAGTGATTTTCAGAAGAAATTAGCTGGGAAGAACGTTGAACTTTATACGAAAGCGGTTGAAGACCTTCCTAAATCTGAAAGAACTATCCAAGACTTATCCAAGTTAGAGGAATTAAATACCAAACTCGCAGGCCCATTAGGTTATTTTAAAGCACTCAACCCATTCAATGAAGATGCCGCTGAGATGAGCGCTCTTGGGTTTGGTATTCTAGACACTGTGGTTAAGATGTTCAACCCTGTCGGACCTATCGCTCAGAAGAAGCTAGAGCAACTTCAAAAACAATACGCTATCAGTCCCACAGATTCTTCAGCAAAGACAAAGGGTAAAATCAGAGCACTTAAGTCTTACGCAGAAAGAACAAAAGACATCGCTAAACAGAGAATCGATCTCTTTAACAAGTTCGATGGAATGCCTCCGTTAGATCAGATCGCAATGCTAGATGCAGCAGGTAATGAAGTCATCGATGAAATGATAAAAAAAGAAGTTCCTAAAGTTAAATATTACAGCAAAACGAATGGCAAGGAGCTTAAAGACTTAACAGAAGATCAGATTGAGAAATTCACTAAAGAAGGATTAATCACAGATGTCAAGCCAAACTGATCCCTTAGCAGGTTTCTACGCAGACGAAGAGGAAGACAATTCCAACGATCCCTTAGCTGGATTTTATGCTGAAGAGGAAAAGCCAGATTCAAAGCAGTCAATTCCCGATTCAATTGCAGGTCCCTATCAAGTGGAAGAGAAAACACCTGAAGAGCTTCGAGCAATGACGCTTCCTGAGAAGATGGAGTACATGCAAGAAGTCAATCGCCTACGTGAATTTCAGCAATCGAAAGGCTTTACGAAGGGCGCACTTTCTGGACTTACTCTCGGTGCTACTGAACATGTCGAAGCATTGAAGCCGCAAGAAGGTGAATTGCTTGGCGGCGTTGGTGAGGTCGTTGGGTCAGCCATTCCTATTACAGGAGTGTACAAAGTCTTCGGTCATGGCCTCGGTAAAGTTGCTGCAAAATCTCCTGTTTTCAAAAAAAGCTTAGACTATTTAGCACATCTTACTGGAGCGGCTCTTGCTGGGGGAACTTATGAAGGAGCAAAACATGCAATAAAAGAAGGTGAACTGCCGTCAGCGAATCAAGTCATGGAACACGGCTTCGAATGGGCAGCTATTGAGGCAGCTTTACGTGGAGCTGGAGCAGTTGGAGCTTTCGGAGTTGGTGTGATTCAGGCTGCTAGAAAAACTAAGCAACCTGAATGGAAAGTGGTCAACGAGGTCTACAACGCTCTCAAAGAACAAGGCGTTGATGTAGCCACAGACAAGCGCGCTGGAGCAAAAGCAATGAGCATCCTAGAAGACATGGGACAAGCTAAACCAGCGAAAGGTGAAGTTCGTAAAGTTGAACCGAAGAAGATTGAGAAAGCAAACGAATCAATAGGCGAGCTTTCGAAGCCAATTCTTCCAGAAGCTCAAGAAGAAGCAATAAACATCAATGCAATGGTCGAGAACGCTGAAGCACAAGAACTACAAGGCAAAATCGACAGAGTTGGCCGTAGAACCGTTGATGACGCTGAGCTTGGTAAAGAGATACAAACAGGGATTAACGACGCTAAAGAGGCAGCAAAGCAGCAATACAAGCCTTTCTATGATGAAGTCGAAGAAGGCGTAAGGAATATTGCAACAACTCCAAAGGAAACAGCTAGAATTGCAAGTGATCTGCTTCCTGTATTAGAAGAGCTTCGCACAAAGCCGGCCGGATATTCAAATGTTATTAACACCTTAGAAAATGTTCTGAAAGATGCTGGTTATGTCATCCAAAGAGCTGAAAGCGGCGTAATCGAGAGCATTATTCAGGAAAAAGAAATCTGGATGGACAAACTAACTGAGCTTGGTCGTCGATTAAACGAAATCATTGACTATGACGTGCTTGATAAAACCATTAAAGATCGCCTTCGTCCAGTAGTCAAAGCAGTTAAGAGAGACATTCGTTCTGGTCTTGAAGCTGCAAATCCAGACTTATTGACTGCATTTGAGCTTGCTGAAGAGTCTTATGCTGCTAATGCCAAGAAGTTTAACCGCGAATCAGTAAGAAAAATACGTGGTACTCAAGCAACAGACAAGATTCCTAAGCAGTTCGAGTCAGCCACAGCACTTGATGACATGCGAGCGGTTCTATCTCCAAAGCAAATGCAGAATGTCGAGAGAGACCTGCTTGAGAAGATGAACAAGATGACTGAGAAGAAAGCAGATGAGTTCTTACGACAAGTGCGCTCAGGTCTATCGAAAGAATCACAAGAGATAGCGGACCAAATCATTCGGCAGAAGCGTCCCATTAACAAGCAAAGCATTCAGTCTCGAAAAGACCGTCTAGCTGAAACAATTGATAACGAACTCGCCAATTCAATGAACACAGGGAAGAGACCCGAGAAAACCCTTGAGCTTTGGCAAAATCCCCGTGGTCAAAAGCTAGTTAAGCAATCCCTCGAAACACATCCGCAGAAGAAAGAGCTACTTGAATACCTACAAAAGCAAACCCTGCAAGACATGGCTGAGTCTATTGTCACAAAAGAAGGCGCCTTTGATGCGAAGAAGCTCTCTGAAATGATGGATAACCCTGCAATACGAAACAATCTACGTGAACTCGGCGGTCAAGAAGCTGTTACTTTCTTTGAAGGATTGCAAGGCAAAGTAAACAATTTAAAAAACAACACAAATAAATTAATTACAAACAAACTTGGTTACGGAAAAGAGAAAAAGGTTACTCAATTCGGAGAGATAAAAGAAGCAATAGATGAAGTCTCTAAAGGCGAGCGTGGAAAAGTCCTGTTAAAACGCATGGCATCTAAGGACTTCCCTCTGATCTCCAAAGTTAACAATGCACTAGAACATATCGGCCTGCAAAGCAAGATCGCCTTCAACGTATTTACTCTTCTCAAGTTCGGTTTTGTTAAAGCTGCCGGTATTCCGTTTGCTGCCAACGTATTGAAGAAGCTCGCCACAAGCAGAAAAGCAAGAGATGCATTCACCAAAGCATCAAAGCATCATACCGATCCGATTTTGTTCATTGCAGCTATGGAAAATTTAGGAAAAGAGCTCGAAGAGTAATTTTTTTTGCTTCGGGTGACAAGTTATTATTTGAAAAAAAGGAGAAAACAATGGGACTTTTCGCAAATCCACTAGGTCATGCCGGCTACCCACCAGGAGTAACGGGCACACCAACAACACAACCAGCTAGCATTCGTGCCGCAACAGCCGCAGAAGCTTCGGCCGGAACATTAACCGATTGCTACATCTCGCCTGCCACTGCTGATACAGCAACAGCGCTTGACTTTGCTTCGCCACCAGTCCTCGGCTTTGGTAGCACAACGCCTCGCCCAGTGCATGCCACTACATTAAGTGCTCTTGGTGCGGTGACTCTTAACGTTACAGGCGCAGCAGCGACAACCATTGCTACAGGTGGCACAGGAATATTGGCTCTCGGAAATGCAACGGGAAATACGGCTGTAACGGGGTCTTTAACGGCTTCTACAGGACTAGTTGCAACGACAGGCGGGATCACCGCAACGGGCACAAGTAATATCAATACCTCGGGCGCTGGAGTTACCTCTATCGGAACAGGTGGTACAGGCGCAACCAATATCGGAAATGCGACAGGCAACACTGCGGTTACGGGCTCACTGACTGCCTCCACGACGCTAACGGCCACATTGGGCGCGATCACAGCTACCAACGGCAACTTTGTATTTGGCACAGCAGGCAACAAGACCATGTATTCAAGCGTGGCCTCGACTACTACTGCGGGAGCAAACTCTGCCGGAAAAGTGACTCTGGTTGGAGGTACAGCAACAATTTCAACAACTGCCGTCACAGCCTCTTCTCTCATTCGTCTCACAAGACAATCAGTGGGAGCAACAGGAGCCAATGACCTAGGAATCTTAAGCGTGGGAACAATCGTTGCAGCAACATCCTTCATCATTAATGCATGGACTGTCACTAATGCCACTGCGTTACAAGCTGATGATGTCTCTGAAATCTTTTGGGAAATCGTTAACTAATAAGGAGTAAATCATGACAGCTAATCCAGGAAATTATCCGTACATCAAAGTAGATGTGAATGGAAGAGATATTACTGACTCCTCAGATGACATGGCCTTTCAAGGCGACTATCAAGCAGGAACTAACTTGATTTATAGCGCTTTTGCAAGACCAGGCGCCGCAACAGATGCAGCGGTGTGGCAAATACAAAAACATGCCTACGACGGGAATGATAACTTAATCTCAACGACATGGCCGCAGAACTCTTTTGGCAATGCGTCTAGTGAGTACCAGTTTGTCTACGATGATCGTGCTACATACACATACTCATAAGAGGTGAAGCGTGCCATTTAAATTCAATCCATTTACTCACAAACTAGACATCACGGACGTAGGAGGGGGTGGCACAGGCATCCTCTCCATCACTGGCAATAGCGGTGGTGCTGTTAGTGCCGATGGTTCTAACAATATCGAACTTGTAGGCACAGGGGCAATCACTGTCTCTGGAAGCCCAGGTACTAACACTTTGACTATTGGGTCTTCAAATCCATTCTTTACTTGGTCAGTCATATCTTCAAATCAGATGGCTATTTCACAGCAAGGATACTTTGTAGATGCAGTAGGACAAATCGAGGTGGCGCTTCCTCTAATATCTGGCATAGGAGACATCTTTACAATAGCTGATCTTGGTGGGAACGGGTGGAGGATCACACAAGCTGCCGGCCAACAGGTCCTATTAGGCATCGATTCTACAACGGTCGGAGCATCGGGGTATATCCAATCTACATTCATTTGTGATTCCGTGACATTGGTTTGTTGCGAAGTCAATTTAACATGGATGGTGATCCCTGCTTCAGGAAACATAACAATAGTATGAGGTACAAGTGGTAACAAACAACATCATCAACCTTCAAGAAGCCGGCATGACATCCTACGACGGCGCTGGAGTTTTTCACGGACGAACTTTAACGCAGCCAGCAGCGGGAATTACAATCAGTAATGCTACTGGCGTCGCAGGCAATCCAACCTTAGCATTGTCGGATGATCTTGCAGCGCTAGAAGGCTTGGGCACAACAGGGATTGCAGCACGTACAGGAACCAGCACTTGGGCAACGCGTACGATCACTGCAGGAACAGGCGTAAGCATTACCAATGGTGATGGTATCGCAGGGAATCCCACTATCTCAGCGACATCGGCAGTCCCTACGACCTTCACAACCGACTCAGGTGTTGCAACCCCAGCGGCTAATAACCTTAACATAGTAGGCACTGCGGCTCAAGGAATTTCCTCTTCGGGCTCTGGTTCAACCGTGACATTAACCGTGGCAAACGCAACCACATCCCAAAAAGGTGTCGTGGCCCTTGCTACAAATGCTGAAGCGATTGCAGGCACAGACACAGCAAAGGCAATTACTGCGGATGACCTAAAGGCAAAGCTCGGTGCTCAAACACTGCATGGCGTGTCAGTCGGTGCCGGAACAACAGGCGCTTTGGCATGGACCGCTGCAGGAACTAATGGTCAAGTTTTAGTTGGTTCATCTGCGGCAGACCCTGTGTTTTCAACGCTAACAAGCTCTGATTCTTCTGTATCTTTCACGACAGGAGCTGGAACACTTAGCCTTCAGGTGGCAGGGGGAACAACAGTTGGAAAGACAATTACAGGCGATTCAGGTGGCGCTCTTAGTCCAACGGCTGGAAACTGGAATCTGCTTGGCACAGGAAGCATTACAACTTCAGGAAGTGGCAGCTCACTAACCACTCAACTTACAGGTTTGACAAATCATGCAGTGTTGGTTGGAGCAGGAACAGCCACGATTACCAAGGTTGGCCCGACGGCTACGGCAGGTCAAGTTCTTCAATCGGCAGGAGCTGCGGCAGACCCTGTGTTTTCAACAGCCACATACCCTTCAACTACCACGATAAATCAAGTCTTATATTCTTCTGCAAATAATGTTGTCTCAGCCATTACAGCAGCAAATAACGGCACAATGATTTCAAGCGCAACTGGAGTTCCCTCTTTGTTAGCAAATGGAGCCACCGGAGAAGTTTTAACAGCAACTACCGGATCTCCTCCATCTTGGCAAGCACTTCCATCCGGAGGTTTTACAACTATCAATATTCAATCATTCACTGCTAGTGGGACTTATACCCCTACTTCAGGAATGAAATATTGCCTCGTTGAAGCAGTAGCTGGCGGAGGCGGAGGTGGGGGTGCAAACACAACAGGAGCTAGCCAAGTTACATGTGGCGGAGGCGGAGGTGGGGGAAGCTATAGATATGGTTATTTTACAGCCGCTGACATCGGTGCCTCTAAGGCGGTAGTGATTGGCGGGGCTGGAGCAGCAGGATCTAGTGGTGGCGGGACTGGTGGGACTGGTGGTTCAACCGCCTTAACGGGATTATTTAGCATTGATGGAGGATTAGGAGGAACAGGAAATGCAACACCCGCGGCATCTTCTGCTGCTCAAGGCGGTGTAGGAGGAAACCCCACAAGTGCAGGTATTCAAGCTTTTGGAGCTTCCGGGTCTTCTGGTAGTAATGGATGCGCTTCTAACGCTGGACTTTTTGCAATGGGTGGAGTTGGCGGGTCATCTTATTTTGGATCAGGTGGAAGAGGTGGCGTGACGACAACCACAAGATCGGCAGGTGTTAATGGACTTACATATGGTGGCGGAGGCGGAGGTGCGGCTGTTGCAGCTAGCCAATCAGGATTTGTAGGAGGAACTGGAGGTGCTGGATTTTTAGTTGTTACTGAATTTATTTAGAGAATTTAATAAGAAGTAGTTTAGGCTACTTCTTACCAATCTAGTGAAAATATATACAATATCGCTAACGTCCAAATAATACCTATATTTATCGCGATTATTTTAATTGTTTGACCTAGAGTCACTGTCTATTTCTTTCCTCAATAGTGCACAGTCTTCCATGAAAATCTTTAGATTCTTGGGCCATTGTTGCCTGGAATAACCTTATATCTTCTCTTATCGCCGTAATTACTTCTTGGTTTTCTTTATGAATCTGGATAGATAAATTTCTACTAGATTCTAGTTTAGAATCCATGTGTCTAATATCTTCTCTTGCTTCTGTTCTATTCCAAATAAACAAACCCACAAAAGTTATAAACATAATTGCGAATTGTGCCCAGTCCATCGATCACCTCTAAGTTATGTGTATCAGCTATCAAAAAATTTATCCAACAACTATTATCGCAAAAAAACCTGAGAAATGCAATGGGATTAGGCTCACATTTCACCTGCAATGTCTGCAAGGGGTCATTTGAAAGAAGAAACAACAGACAAATGCTTTGCTATTCGTGCCGGAACATGTTTAATAGCATGGGAAAATTGAAGGGATCTAAGCCAAAATATAAGTGCATCGTCTGCAAGAAACCAATTCAAGCTTCTTATTTTGAACCGAAGAAGTATTGCAGTGTCCAATGCAAAACCGCTGTCACCAAAGAGAGTTAATTAATGGCGCAATACATGTTTTTCAATTGCAAAAGATGCAAAGGCACATTCCAAAGAATCATCATTAAGCAGCGATACTGCCATCAATGCACTCAGGTTGTGCGCCAAGAGAAAAAACAAAAGAAAGAGCTAAAGAAAAAATCTACTTCTTCTTGCTTTTTCCCGCTTTAGACATTGCAATCGCTACAGCTTGCTTTTGTGGCTTTCCCGCGCTTACTTCTGCTGCGATGTTCTCTGAAATTACTTTCTTTGATTTACCTTTCTTGAGTGGCATATGTGCTCTATATTGTTGGAATTGTTGTTTTAATATCTGTTGAGGCTTCCTGATTCTCATCTACTACGTCACTTGCAGTACCATGAGTTGAGATATTCTGAAAGCTTAGCGTACATCCGCATAAACTTATAAGTAATATTACTACAGAAATACCTATCATAAAAACCCATTTTTTCATGCTTCACCTTTCTTGCCGTTGAAGTTTGCGAAAGACCTCAAGAAATCCTCTGGTCTTTTTACGGCTTCTCGTTTCACGTCTTCTATATGTTTCTGAAGCGACAGAGAACTATGCTCCAGGAATTTCTTGAGCTTTTGTTTTTCCTTGTCTGACATGCCATCCGGAAGAATAGAATCGAATTCAAGGCACTTTGCAGGCTCATAGGCAGCTTGTGCATCAAAGTCTGGGTCTTCACCAGTTTCAAGGTTGAATTGCTTCAGAAGGGCGTATTTGTATGCGTAAGAGATCGCCTTGCCTGGCCCTTTGTCTCCAACAGGAATTGGCTTACCATCTCTATTTGTCCCGCCTCCGTCAATTCCGTAGCCAGGATATTGCACTGTGAAGTTATCTGTTGGGCAGTCGGCATTCACAAATGTCACATGAAGGTTTACCCTTGTGCAATTTCCGTCTTGAACTATATCCATAACTGTCGGAACTGTGGTCACGCGATATTTAACAAGCATCTTTTGTACTTTCGCAACTACTTGGTCATGACTTACGAACCTGTATTGCCCATTCACTGTCTTATCGCCCTTCGCAATGTAATGCAGCTCCGACATGATACCGATGATGCGTTGGTGAATGTTCGGAACAGTGTTATTCGTTTGCGGGTTTTCGCTTTGTACGTCTACTGACATGTTTCTTTCCTTTGTTAAAATAATGCCAACAGTCGAGCGCCGATAAGAAGATGCGCCTTTCCTCTGTCGTATCTTCTATTAAGTTTATCTCTGGGAATTCGCCGTCTTTATTGAGATAAACAACCATGGCGCCATCGACTTTGACTTGGTTGTTTTGAAGCAAGAGATCGTATGCTCCTAATTGAACTGCATAGGTCTTTTGAGGTCTTGCGCTTGTCTTTATGTCCACAAGATAGAGTTTGTCATCTTTAGCCAGCACAACGTAATCTAGCTGCCCTGAGAAACATCTTTCGGTATCTGTGTAGCGCTTTTCTACGATAATGAATTTAACTACTTGAGCATCCACCCATTTCTTGAATGAATTAACATATCCTATCAGTGTTTCGCCAATCATCCCGTCAGGAATCCAGTTACCGTTGGCAATCCCAGCGCATAAAGCATGAACTGAGCTACCTCTTTCGGCTGCATTTGCAAGGATTTGTTGAGGAATCTTATCGAAGTTTGTGAAGCATCTTAAAATTTCTGTTACTCTTGGATAATCCATGCTATATCGTTAATGCCCAAATGGCACAAAGAACCATGGTTAGTATGGTAAGTATCAAAGTTAAAAATCCGCATAATTTGAAAAAATCTTTAATGCCATCCCAGATTTCTTTCCAGGTATCTTTGTGTGTGTTATTCATATGTTGAGACAAGTTAAATTTTTAATTTGTTAACTTAGACATACTCGGGCAACATCATTCTTGTCAATATTTGGTGTAAAGTTTATTTTTCGGATTTATACAAGGGGTAATCACATGGCTCGGCCAGTTATTTTGCAAGACAACGTTGTAGTATCAGCTAGAATAGAAAGTGAAATGTATTCCAAGCTTCACGACATATCCGCGCTTGAGACCATTAATTCTGGGAGGAAAGTGTCCATTCAGGAACTAATTAGGAATGCCATAGCATTTGTGTATGATGACAATGAACGACTAAGGGAATGTTTTAGACGTAGCAGAAGCCATATAACGAAAAGATTTAAATAAAACACTTGAACGTAAAGAAAGAAAATTATAGTTTGTGAGAAAAAAAGAGAGCTTCTGTCAAAGCTCCCTTTAGGATTTACATACTTTTGGTAAAGAGCTGTCAACTCAATGTGTGAGCATATACAATTTCACACTACCAGAAGTATGTAATTTTTATCCAAACAAAACGATACGGTAACCCGTGGCTAAGGATAAGCGTGCTTCTGTCTTTTTTGATCGTATTAAGATGCAATTTATAGGTCTTGATGAAGCTTTATTAGAGCAAGTTAAAGAAACTTATAAAAATATTGATGTAGAAAATGAACTAAAAAAAATGGGCTTATGGTTGCTTTCTCCTAAAGGAAAACTAAGGAAAGGTAACATCGGCTTCATCATGAATTGGCTCAATAATGCCATTCCATCAATTCGCAAGCTTGAGGATGATCATCTCGAAACAGACTCTCCGTTGACTCCCTTCCTTCGGGAATACAGAAAGGAATTATGGAAGGATCGGGAACACATACTAGCGATGAACAGGAGAAAGAGCTAAAGGCATTTCTTCGTGCTGGAACGCCTCGAGCTTCTCAAACTAATAGCCTTAAGCCATTGAAGAGCCTTTCTCGCAACTACCGAAACGCTATCGAAAAAGGCTTCACCACCGGATTTGAATGTCTCGATGGTTATCTTCAAGGCCTCCGCAAAGGTGAAGTAACCGTCATCACAGCTGACACAGGCGCCGGAAAGACAACCTTTTGTACGCAATTGATGGTGAACTGTGCCATGCAAGACATTCCTGTGTGGATCAACTCTTGGGAAATGAAGCCTGAAACAATCATGCGCAAACTTGCCTCAATTGTTCTTCGTCGTCCTATGAAATGTTGCAACTTCAACGACCATGAGAATGAACAGTTCGATGAGTGGGCCTCTCGTTACCAAGTGTACATCAATGAAGACACAATCGGCACTGATATCGACAGCCTTGCAAGGCAACTTGTAGAAGCGAAGGAGCTTGGCATCGAAATAGTCATGCTCGACCACTTAGATTACCTTGTGAATAGTAAGAAGGAAAAACTGCATGAAGCCATCGACGAAACAATCAAGCGCCTTCATGAGCTAGCCTTCGCCCTTGAGATGCATTTCCTACTGATTTGTCACCCACGCCAATCTAGCACTGGAACCGAAGAAATAGGAATGCATTCTCTTAAGGGTTCGTCCTCTATCAAGCAATATGCTGACAACATCCTTATCCTCCATCGCTGCGCAAGAACCGACTCAACTGCCGACCCAAACAAAGTAAAAATCCGAATCGCTAAGAACCGCATGTTTGGCATCGAGGGGGTTACCTATTTGTTTTACGTACAGCTCTGGGATGGCTATGAAGAATTTACAAAAGGAAAGAAATGAAGCGAAATCTAAAAGAATTACAAAAACCTAAATTACCTAAAAGCTGGGGGAAAGTTGAAGGCACAAATGCTTTTAATCCGGTTAATTATTCAGATGGAACTCCTAGTAGAGAAGTTGAAGACGATTGGGAAACCTCTGGCGAAGAAGAAATGCAGCGGCTCTTCGAGGGATGCAGACGAGAAACGAGCCGATTAGAAGTGTCGGATAGGTTATCGAATATAGTTGATTTAGTTACTGTTTGTCGTGAAGCTCTATCTGATTCCTCTCTCATAGATATAAAAACTGTCGTGGTAAATGTGTTGTATTTCCACGTAGAAGAACAACTTAAATTAGCACAAGAGGAGCTTACAAACTTATGAAAGCAAAAGTAGGAAACACAACGGAAGAAGTCGAGATCGGCCAGTACCGCGAAGTCAACAAAGGCAGCCTTAAAGCATTCTTTTCCATGATTGAGTACTCGCCCGCGCCACATACCAAAGGCCGCAAGACACTTGACTGCCGCTACTTCATTTCAGGAGATAGCCGATGGGTTAGCTTCCCACAAAAAGAAGTTAAGAAGCAAGATGGCACCACCGACTACATCCCAATTGTTAGTTACATGGACAAGGAATATGTCGACCAATTGAAAATCGCGTTACTTTCTCTATTAAAAGATGCAAAACCCCAGGAGTACAATGGCCAAGCGAAAAACAACAGCACCTTTAAAAAAGCCCCAGTACAAAATAGCACACCCTCTGATTGGGGAGACGCTCCATTTTGATTCATGGGAAGAGCTTTGTGAGCATGTTATGGATGTGGCCGAAAAGGAAGCTGAAAGACGCTTAATTGACACGTTGTGTGACATGATTGGGCAAATCTCCGACGAGATGATTGAGCATGCGGAGGAATATGAGCCTGAATTACCTTTTTAAGGATGCATTCTTGCTTGTTTTTCTGATTATTTTGATCTTAAGCTTTATGAGGATGTCATCTTGGGCCTGAAGCAAATCATCCAGCAACAAAAGCTCCTTGAAAGTGGTGCCGTAGATGCAGAGCTTGTCCTTCCTGGCGAGCCTCTCATCTATAGCATCAAATATTCTCTCGGGAAGCGTCAGCATTGCACGTCTTTCTTTCGTGACATGAAGTGGAAGTCCCTGTTGAAGTGCTTCTTTCGCTCTTACTACCGCACTAATACGCCTGTTGTAGTTGTTGTGCGCTTTTATGTTTCGCCTCCTTCCTCTGTGAAGATTAAAGAAGCAGACCTGCGCAAAGAAACTGTTCCAGCGCTCTTTTCTTATGAAATATGCGACTACCTTCTGTCTTTCCTAGAGATGCTCCATCATGTCCTTATCAACTCTTATAGACAGATAGTAAAAATCGATGCTGAGAAGTACTACAGCTCAAATCCAAGAACCGTCTTTCAATTTATGAAGTGGGACCACTATGAAAACTTGCCGAATCGTAATACCGTTCACACCAAAACCAAAAGCTTCGATCCGCTTGGGGAGGCATTCCCACTACAACCCAAGCGCAAGAGGAATGCAAAAGACTCGCGAGCATGTGAAGGAACAACTCAAGCGCATGAAGTTCAGCCTCATGACAGGACCCCTGCTTGTGATAGTGCACTTTCGACTGCCGGCTCCGCTAAGTTTGCCTGGAAGAAAACGGCGACTTCTGCACTTGCTTCCGCACATCAAGAAGCCAGATGGAGACAATCTCGAGAAGTTCCTGAATGACTCTCTGAATGGAGTCGTTTGGGATGATGATTCTCGTATTACTTGGCTGCTTAGGAGTAAAACTAGTACTGATTCTAGGGAAGGTGAAACGGTGATCTTCGTGCGACAACTGGACAATACAGAGCCAGACTATCAAAGCATTATCGATGACATTCGAGAAAACATCTGCGTGGAATCTGGCTTAGAAGATTAACCCCTAAGCCATATGAATTATTTAACCTTCCAGTCCCATTGCGCTACCGTACGAGCAACGATTGCATCTCTTTGTGCGGTATTGATTTTTCCGCTTTCAACATCTGGTTTTAACTCTGCCCATACTTGATACTCAACTTGAGTCATAAGGCTATGCATGATCTCTTTGGTATTTTTTTTGACTGCATCTAATCCATGAGCCTTAACACTATCATCTCCTGCAATAATTACTTCTTGATAAACTTCTTTAGCTTTTTCAATTATGTCTTTGCAATATTGAGTGTTTATTACTAAATCATTTTTACAGAACGTTCCATTTCTATAGGGAGACTGAATAGGATCGTCATCATCTGCTCCTAAGGAAGTAATATAAGCTTCTATTGAGTCTTTGTCATATGTTTGTCCGTCAGGCGCAAGCACGGGTATAGAACAAATATCTTGCAAAATAGGACAGATAAAGTCTTGAAATTCTTCTCGTCCATTTATGAAGTTATTGAATATAGGATAGACTTTGTTTATGATTGCGTCAGCTCTCCATTGGGCAAAATGATCAGAGATAGATATTTGAACCCTAATCTTTTTGTTTATGCGATTCTTAAGTAATACTCCACCTAATGCCATACCGCCAAGAACTCCTAACGTAGTGCCAGGTGCTCCACCAACTGGACCAGCGACCCATCCTATTGATCCAATTCCACCTAATACTACAGTGCATATTGTCATAATTTTAGCATTCTTTAACTTATCATGCTTAAGTACCTCAATCGTAGTATTCTTTTTTACTAGTTTAGCTTGCTTTGGATGATCGTTTCTATAGATCCTTACTCTTTGTCTATTGGCATAACCACAGTACAGCCTAGCGGTTCTTTCTGCGTCTCCATCTAGCTTAATAGAATCAAAGGGAATGTCGGTCTTTGGAATGATAACTTCATAAAATTCAGGAAGCATTTGATGGTTTTTCTTCTTAATAGTTTCCTTTTCAGAGGAAGAGGAATAAGAGTATGATGATCCTGAGACTGATCTTGATGCTGACATATTTACCTGTTTTGTGTTGATTTCCATCTATTAAATTCTATTCTTAATAAAACATCTTCTTTTAGTTTTTCTGGGTCAACCCCATATTTTCTTAAATGTTCAAAATCAAACATTTGATTAGTCGTGTGTCTTTTAATATTGGGGGGAGAAACATAGCTGCTGTCTAAAGAGGGATGATAAGGACTGTCATAAGGGCATCTTCTTCCATGTTTTTCATCAGATTCTTTCATTTTTGTGGCTACTATCCTAACAGGGATAAATAGAATTCCTAAGCCGATTGCATGGACTACATATCTAAAAAGTCTATAGTTAGAAAATTCTTCTTCAAATGTAAATCTTTTCGAAGTTATGTCTTTTTCCCAATTAACTCTGTCTTTTAATGCATCAATGAAGTTTGCGGTGTTCTCTGGAAATGATATAAAAGGAATTATACGAGTGATCTCAACAACAGTTTTTTTTGCCTTATTCTTCGTACTTAAATCATATGCAAAAGCCTCCGTGAATAAGTGCCTTCGCAAGCTTATGTCTGACATGCATTTCTCCTTGTTGCGTTATTTATTTTGTATATTTTAATTGGGATAAATTTACATTTATAATTTTTTTATCACAATTTAATTCTAATAGGTTTATTCACTGGTTGATATCGTTCGTTTACATGAGATGCATTTACCATTGTAACGCCATATTTATTTCCAAAGTTTCTTCTTCCGAAAAAGACCTTTTCCTTTCCATAGGCTTCGTGAATATGACCAAACACATGCAATCTAGGTTTATATTGTCCTATGAAATCCAATAGTGAAAGACTACCTACTGCTCTGCCATCTATTGTTTTATCTAAAAAATCAAAAGGGGGGCTATGAGTAATTAAGATATCCGTATTTCGTGGAATCAATGCCCATTTATCATCTAACTCCTCCTCTGTGTCAATGGTGAAAGCTTTGCAATGAGGATTCATCTAAATAAATGTAGACACCTTCGGCTACATATCCAAATATCACTGCCCAAAATCCTGCTTTATTCTGCATTTATTCTGCCTTTCTCATTTGGCTTGAATCCTTAATCATGCAGCAATCTTTAGAGGAAAAAGCTCCCTCTAATCGGCATAGTCTACGGTCAATGTCAGTTACTTTTTCGTCTAACTTATCTATTCTATTGCTCAAGTTTTTTTCAACAGTGTCAATTCTATTGCCTAAATTTTTCTCTACTCCTTCAATTCTTGAGGTTAATGAATTCCACATCAATAGCATCAATGTAAACATAAGGCTAAATCCAGCGCCCATAAACCATAAAACTAAATCTATTTTTTCCATAATTCACCTATTCTTTATTGCTTATTCCCATGTAAATAATTACAGCTATTATAAATTCCCACCACATATTAACCTCTCCGCGGGTGAAACTGCTGAAACATCTCTTGCATCTTTGTGCTCGACAAATGTGTATACCTCTGTGTGCTCGCAATTGAACTGTGCCCCAAAACCTCTTGTATCAATCGTAAGTCCGCACCCTGGTCAAGCAAGTGTGTAGCGCAAGCATGCCTCATCGTGTGTGTCGTAACATCCTCAACGCCTGCCTTTTTTGCATACGTCATTACAATCGCACACAATAATTGCCGTCTCAATGCTTTGCCCATCACTGTTTGAAACAATGGCTCCCGCTCGCGTCTTTTGGGCGCCTGCGCTACATATGCGCCTATCCATCGATGCGCTTCCGTAGTTATTGGCACTGTCCTTGTCTTGCTTCGCTTGCCACATGACACCAGAACGCTTGTCGGCCCCACATGATGCACTTCCAAAGCACATAGTTCGCTTGCTCTTAATCCTGATGAGTATAGTAGCTCAAGTATCGCTCTGTCTCGCAACCCCGATTCAGTCTCGACATTCGGTTGCTCTAGTATCCGTTGCACCTCATCAACTGTAGGAACTCTCGGCGCCTTTTGCATGTTCCTTGGCGGCGTGACATCTTCCGTTAGATCAAACTCAACGAGCTTGCTCTTGCGTAAGAACCTGCAATATGACCTGATCGACATGTAATACCGATTGATGCTTGAGTCGCTCTTTCCTTCTTCCTTGCATTTACCTAAGTAGTTAACGACATGCACAGACTTTAGCCCGCTCAATCTCTTCACCTTGCACTCACACAAGAACCCCATGAATTGTCGCACGTCGTATTGATATGCTTCTACTGTTGTCTTGCTTTTGCTTAAGGACAATTGCGCTACGAAACTACTTAGACTTTCTTGCATCCAGCTTAAAATCTGCGTCTGACTTTTCATCTAATACCTGCCGATGTTTGTAATATGTTTTCTTGAGGTACTGGAAGTACTCTACTATTCCCTCTGTCTTTGTGATTCCTAAGTCTATGCATAATTTCGCGTACATATCGTGCAAATCTGCCGGTATCATTACGTTTAAAGCTTTCTTTCCCTGCTTTCTCTGTACCATCTATCTGTCCCTCTAACCGTTTAATTTCGTCTTCAATCCTGCTCAAAACAATACAGGCTATTGCGTCCGTTCTTCTTTCGTCTCGCAGTTGCCCATATCGTGTTTTCTCATTCTCTAATTGCAAGTATAGCAAGTTTTGCATAATATATACCTATCTACATTTGTAAGCAATGCACCTCGTAAATGCACTGCTTGTTTGTTTATATTGAGGGCTCGTTTCGTGGTGTTACGTGGCCCTTACTTTGAATACTTAATCGCACCTTCTAATGAACATACAATCCTATCTAGATCATAATGAAAGTTTACGGTTTTTGTTTCCTTTATGAATTCAAGCATCTTTTTCAGCTTTTCAACATCCTTGTCTAGTGTATGAATCCTTTCAATGTACATGTTTTCGCACTCCTTCAGCTTGTATGTATTTAGCTCGTTAATAATGTATTCCCAAGTGATTTCTTTGTTGTAAGCTCTAATATTAATACCCTCTTGATGAGGTAGCAAATCTGAGGTAACCGACACCTTAGTAACTGACCCATCTTTACTCATCCATGCTCGCAAGTCTTTTTCTTTCAGCTTATCAATGAATCGCTTGTTAACCTGTTTGTAATGGCTAAACTCCTTCACTGTCTCAAGGATAATAGCCTCGATTCTTTGTTTTTCTAAGATGTTTTGAAGCCCCTTTGTGAGGCTTTCTTTTGTTACTGAATCCATGTTATTCTCCTTTAATTCCGTAATTGCTTTTTAGTTCTTCTATTAAATCAATAGTAATATCGCTTGAGCCATGCAATACATTGAGAAAGATCTCTTGTGCGTCGCTAGCTGATATGTGCGAGTGAAAATCATCTTGTCGAAAGAATCTCATAAATTGTTCTCTATTCATGTTAAATCACCTTTCTATAGGTTAAAACCAGTCTTCTAGGTATTCCATGAGCTTCATGTGCAGGCCAGTATATTTCAGCTTCCCCTTGAGAATTGATTTCAAACTCCGTAGCTTTCGGGAAATCAAGCCATGTACCCTTTCCTTTCTCATCTTCTAAATAAACTTGAGTTGAATATGAGGCGCCTACTATTTTTAATACGTACTCACTCTCTTGAGCGTATTTTCTCATCCATTTAGTACCTACTTGCATTTCTCTTTTAAAATCAGCTAGTGTCTTCATGTTAAACCTCATGTTTTGTTAGTTCCCTCGTTACCTGCTACAACCTGCTCGCTATTACACGAGACACAGGTAGACTAGTAACGATTCAAGCCTGTTAACTACTTCAGCTAACATGGCTTGTTAGGTATGTGAATGACTATATCATATCACTACATTTGTTACTACATGAAATATATGGATTGATTGAAAATAGCAGTGTGGGTATTGTGTGGATAGACATTAAAATATAAGCTTTACAAGGAGGTTTTGGGATGAAAGGTAAAAAATTGACAGTCAAAGAGAGACAAGAGAAGCTTGAAGCTAGTAAAATTGAGAGACGCAAGATATTCAAGGAGCTCTGTGATCATGTGAGCAAGGGGTTGAGTATGGAATGCTTTGGTCCGCTTTCTGTCGTTTCTATTCGAGAGTACCTAAAAACCTATAAAGAAGAGTTTGTGCAGGAAGATTTGGACAATGCGATTCGCCAAGGTCGTGACTGGTGGGAGAACATCGGACGCAGCCAGGCTAACGGCTCTTGCTTAGGTAACTCTAGGACGTGGTACTATAACATGGCTAATCGATACGGCTGGCGTGAGAAGCTAGACATTGAAGCCGAACATAAAGGACAGGTTAATATCAATGTGGTTAGCTATGCATCGCAGAAGGCTCGAGAGAAGGATGTGAGCGATCATTAACCATAATAACAATTATGAATACTATTGAATCAGTGTTTGGAAACAAGGAAAATCTAGGAGCGAATGACCCCATTGCCCCCTATGGAGCGTACACCCTTAGGTTCAGGACCCCAGTGAAAATTTTTCCAATTCCCGGTTCTTTTTTTCCAATTCCCCTACACTTTTACCAAAGCTTATATAATTTCGTTTGTGCTCTCTTTCGTAAGTCCTTAACAATCAACAACTTACTATGTAACGAGATATAACTAATGAAAAACGAATGCCAACAGTTTCTAGAAACCTTGACGCAAGAAGATCTTCAGGCTCTTTGCACCACAGTTAGCGACCCAAACGAAACACTGAAAAGAGCTTTTGAGAATTACCATGCGAGAAAACAAAGGAGCAATGATGTGCGGTGAATGCAACTGGCCCCTAGATAAGGAATCGACGACATACTTCATGACAAAGATGACGCAAGAGGAGTTCTCTGAGCGCACCAAAGATGAAGCACCTGTCGAATATGAGTTCAACAAGATCACTCGAGGGGAGGTTAGGTTCTAACTATTTTTCTTCCTTATATTCCGTTTCGCTCCATAGGTATCCAAAGAAAAACAAAAAAAAGAAAACCGATTGAAAGTAGGAACCGATCGCTCACTGAATTCGCGATTCAACCTACTTTCAATCGCTATCGCTAGTTTATCATATTTTTATATCATGTCAAGATAATTTTTTAAATTGGCACTGATTTCGCGCTTGTTCCCGTGGATGTTTAGTTTAGTTGGTATACTTTAGACGCTATCACCTCCTGTTTTAGTCTTTTTCCCTGGAAAATCGATGAAGAGAAATAGTTTGTTAAGAACCTTTGGACGTGCTATTCGAAATAGAAGAAATGAGCTCGGCGTTACTCAAATGAAATTAGCGGAACTCATTGGATGCTCCTTGCAACATATAGGAAATGTTGAGAGAGGAGAAACTAATACTTCGTTGCTTATGGTTTATAGGATCGCAAATACACTCAAAACTTGCGCCAAAGATCTACTTCCGTAAATTTTTCCAACTTCCTGTAAATACCCTAACCCCTATAAGCTTTCTAAGTAATTTTGGGTGTACAGTCATTTTTTTGTTTTTATTCCCAAATGCAGATAAAAAACATATTAAACATTCCTAGGGAGGAGCTATGAAATCTTGTGTATCAGTCAGTGAAGCTGCAAAGATAAAAAAAGTAACCAGGCAGGCAATATACCTTGCGATTCGTTTGAAGAGGTTAAAAGCCTACAAACATGATGAGAAGTGGCAAGTGTTTATGGCTGACTTAAAAGAATATGATTCCAAAAGATTTTCTAGAATTCATCATTCTAAGTTCAATGGTAAGCCCATTTTTGACGAAACAAAAGGGTGTTTATCTATAGATGGAGCTGCTAAAAAGTTGGGTATTCATAAGCAAAAGCTATATTACGCAGCAAGAAAGGGGGTTTTGAAGGCAACCAGAAAAAACTCAGCATGGGTTATTCAGGTTAAGGATCTTTTCGACTATCAAAGCAAACATTTAAAAAAAATAATTACCAAAAAGTCGCGTGCAGGGCAACAAAAATAGCTTTAATTCAAATTTAGACTTGTCATATATGCGTTTTTTTAGCATTGTGAACTTGAACATGGAGATACAGGATGTTTTCTTATCTCCTAGGTAGGTTTTAGATAGCTTTTAATAGGTTATATGCACAACAGATCCGATATAAGCACTAAAAATCCACCAAAATCAAATCGTTTGGCTATTGATGCGGAATATGAGCTTTTCGAAGCTTCATATGAGCATAACAAGACTTTAATGGATGAGATTTTTTCAAATTTACAAAGGATTAAGAGAACTCAGGAGACAATCCATGCCTAGGGTATCAGTTGAGGTCATTACAAGAACTACCTTTTACCCTTGGCAGGAAGAATCCGAAGAAAAGATATGGGAAGATGATGAGTTTGAGAATGTCGAGAAAGACTCCTCCCGTAATAGCCAAAAAAATGACTACGGAAGAGATAAATTCTAAAAGAGATTGGTATTTGAATAGAGGTTGGTATGCAGTTAGGGGGCCTCTTACTCTTGGGTTTGTATCTCCTTGTGGTGAATGGTTTCATTGTTTTGATGTCTATACTGGAAACATGTTTTCTTTCGATACAAATTGGCCTATGGAAGTAGCTAGAAATAGGGGAAAATATCTAGATGAAGAACAAAACAACAGTAGTGAGTAGAAATATGATTCCTGGGTGCTGGGCTGCAATAGCTTTGTCTTACGCGATTAATCAGTCAATTTGGTGGTGCTTGCTGCATGCTATTTTCGGCTGGTTGTATGTGGTTTACTGGTTATTTGAGTACACGAACTTTAGGGAATTTATTCTCCAGTGGGTTGTAGTATAATATATGTGTTGTGAATGTGACATGTATGTGGTATATCAATTGTTTATGCGTAGAAAATAGGCAAAACAACATATATAACACATAGGAGTCATGTATGATAGTAGTAGTCGGTGGAATCAAAGGTGGCAGTGGAAAAACAACATTGGCAACAAATTTAACGGTACTTAGAGCTCAAGCAGGAAGTAAAGTTTTGTTAGTAGATGCAGATGAACAAAGGTCGGCGGCTGATTGGGCGGAACAAAGAGAAGGCATGGGAGTTGATGCAGAATGGACGACAATTCAATTGGCCGGAAAGACAATTTATTCAGAGCTTTTGAAGATGGGTGCTGATTATGATGAGATTATTATTGATGGCGGAGGAAGAGACACAACCAGTCTTCGTTCAGCTCTTTCCGTTGCTGATATTTTTCTAATTCCTTTCAAGCCTCGATCTTTTGATGTGTGGACGATTCGACATGTTCAGAAAATAATTAATGAAATGAAGCCAGGAAATCCACAACTTGTTTCTTTGGCAGTCATCAATCAGGCTGATTCACGTGGAACAGATAATAAAGACTCAACTGAAATACTCAAAGATTGTGAAGAGTTGATTTGTCTACCAATTTCGATAGGACATAGGAAAGCTTTTGCAAATGCGGCAGCCGATGGGCTTGGGGTTGTGGAGTTAGAGAAGGAAGACAAGAAAGCAAGCCAAGAAATTAGAGAACTTGATGACTACATATATGTTAAGTGTTTTGTAGATGGTTTATGCGTAAGAAAAACATAGTTTAGATATATAAAAAACATATAAAACACATAGGAAACATATATGAGCGTAAGAGGAAAGATCTCCAATAAAGTGATAGAAGAAGCGATTAGTCGTGGTGGTGAAGTGGTAGCTGATAAGGTTAAAGACAAGACTGAGTGGGTCGTATCAAGCCTTCGAATTAAAAAGAGTATGCTTGAAGACATAGACAAAGCTTTGCAAGAAACAGTCGGTATTTCACGAACAGGATGGATATTGCAAGCGATACAAGAGAAACTTAAGAGGACTGATGAGTGAAGGTTTAGTTTACATAGGAAAAATCGTACAGGTAGACCCTATTCCGGATGCTGATCTTATTGTTAGTGCTACGGTTGTGTGCGGGCAGGGCGGTAAATGGCGAGGTGTTGTACGTAAGGGTGAATTAGACCTTGGAATGAAATGCGTTGTGTACTTGCCAGATTCATTGCTTCCGGAGAGTGATGAAATGCGCTTTATGCAGAGTAGAGGCTGGCGCGTTCGCATGTGTAGGTTTCGCGGCGCTCCAAGTGAAGTGTTGATAATGCCTTACGAATGCCCTGAAGAAATTGGTAGGGATATGACTTCTTGGTATGGAGTAACTAAATACTTTAAGCCAGTCCCCGCAAATCTTGTAGGTATAGCAAAGAGTGATTTTCCTCAATTCATTCCTAAGACAGACGAACTGAACTATCAAAGATATTTTGACTTGGTTGAAGCTCTACATGGGAAGAGGTATTACATTACAGAAAAAGCCGATGGTTCTTCGACCACAGCCTATCGATACAAGGGCGAGTTTGGCGTTTGCAGTAGAAACTTTGACTTGGTTCAGGACTCAAACAATGGGTACTGGAAAGTGGCAGAAAAGTACCTTCTAGACGTTAAGCTTCCTGATAACATCGCTCTTCAGTGGGAAACGTGCGGACCCAAGATACAGAGCAATCCGATGGGCTTAAATGAAGTCGATGGTTTCGCTTTCTCAGCATACAACATAGAAGAGAAGCGATATTTGGTTATGGATGAGTTCATGACTCTTTGCGAAGACCTTCAGTTCCCTACAGTGACCTTTCTTGAATCAGGACTTGAATTCGATAAAGAGAAAGTGCACACATTAGGCGAAGGAAGATATCGCAATGGGAAGGAACGAGAAGGGGTGGTTGTTCGTTCGCAGGGCAATCAGTTAGGGTCAAAGCCTATTAGTTTTAAAGTCATCAATCTAAATTACGAGAAATAAAATGATAAGACCAATTGGAAAGAATATTTTAGTGCAGAAACAGAAAGAAGAAAAGAAAGGTATATTGATTCTTAAGCCCATTGATGGAGAGCCATACAAGGCTACAGTGATCGATATAGGGTCAAAGGCTGATTTGGATATAGCGGTTGGGGACACTCTTCTTTTGGTTCCTTATACAGGCTCCAGAATCTCTACTGACGATGACGGATACCTTTTGATTACAGAGAGAGATATCTTAGGGGTTGTAGCTTAGTGGCAAAGAAGAAGAGCCTTGAGGAAGAGTTAAATGATTTTCTTGAGTACTGGGATGTCAAAAAGCTTAAGGAATTCTTCAGAGATGTTACCCCGCTATTAGATCTTTACAATGTTGAAGAAGAAAACGACTGGGTTAAAGAGGCTGTGGGAGAAGAGAACGAGAGAAACGTACGCCTGATTCGTACTGTTTACTTAGTATCAAAGATAGCTGAATTTCATGCAGGAAAGCTTTGTTCAATAAATGTTGAGTTTAGAAACTTGTGGAAGAGACTTGAAAATGCAGACAAGGGAGAAGTAAATGGACAAGAAGATAAAGAAATTACAAAAAGACACGAAGAGCTTACAGAAGCAAGAAGCATCGTTGCTTAAAGAAGATAAGAAGCGCGATAAGATCTGCGACATGGGCGAAAAGATGATGAAGAAAAAGAAATAACTCGGTTGATAGTGACACTGGTTAGGAACTATTCGTCAGAGGAAAGCGACGTTAAAAGACCTTCATGCACTCCTACTTTAGTTGAGCGCTAACCTATTCTGCTGGGGATCTCGGTGGAACGTACGGTGGGTTGGGAGAGAGATATAAAACGGTATGAGGACGCTTGTGCCGTCTCTTTTTTTGTTGCATGTGACAAGTCTTTTTTTGAAATGGAGGTTTAGTGGAAAAATATACAATGGTCACAAGAGAAACACTTGCTAAGATGACCGATTGTTTTTCGGGTACTGAAGAAATGCAGCAATTCATTTCACAGTTGGATGAGGTGGCAAAAGAGCTCAACTTCTCTACGATGTTAAGAACTAAAGTCGATGATGATAGTGCTGTGATACTGATTATGAAGGAGATTGTAGTTTTTACTCTCTTTTGTCGTGAGCACCTTGAGCTGATCCATGAATTGATTCGAAACATCGATATTACAGAAATTACAGAGCAAGAGAAGAAAGGTATGCAAGGTTCGCAAGATGCCTGAGATAACGATTCCCTATGGATACTCGCCCCGTCACTATCAAGAAAATATTTTAACAGCTCTAGATAATGGTTGTCGCAATGCTTGCTGGGTTGTTCATCGACGCGGGGGGAAAGATACGACCATGTGGAATTATATGATTAAACGCGCATATCTGGAGCCAGGAACATACTATTATTTTCTTCCTTCCTTTGCTCAGGCCAAGAGAGTTTTGTGGGATGGTATGACGAACGATGGGAAAAAGATGCTGGACTACATCCCCAAGGCCATAATCGATGGGAACCCAAATAACACCGAAATGAAAGTTTGGATCAATGGGGCCAAGGGTCAAAGCTTGATACAGTTGATTGGCGCAGATTCGTACGACGCGATAATGGGGACGAATCCACGCGGAATTGTTTTCTCTGAATGGTCCTTGATGGACCCGATGGCCTATGACTTTGTTAAGCCAATCCTGGCAGCTAACGGTGGATGGTGTGCATTTATTTACACGCCACGCGGCAAGAATCACGGGTGGGAACTTGCGGAGATAGCTAGAAGGAACCCAGATGAATGGTTTTTTGAAGTACTTACGGTAAGAGACACAGGCGTTCTCACAGAAGAACAGATAGAGTCGGAGCGCAGGAAGGGGATGCCCGATGATATGATTCAGCAAGAATTCTACTGTAACTTTAATCGAGGCCAGGAAGGAAGTTACTACGGTCGCCAAATGGATGGCTTGCGCAAGAAAGGACAGCTTTGCAGTGTCCCTTATGATCCCGCGGTTCCTGTTAGGACTTACTGGGACCTCGGTATTGGTGATAGTACTGCCATTTGGTTCGCTCAGTTTGTTGGTAAAGAGGTTCATCTGATCAACTACTATGAGAATTCAGGTGAAGGATTAGCTCACTATGGACGGATTCTGGATGAGTACCGTCGTGAAACAGGATGCGTATATGATCTTCACGTTGCTCCACACGATATTCAAGCGAGAGAGCTGACAACCGGCAAAACGCGTCTAGAAACTGCACGCCGGTTGGGGTTAAGCTTCCGCGTTGCGCCAAAATTGAGCCTAGAATCTGGGATAGAAGCCGTACGTATGATTCTTTCTCGGTGCTGGTTTGATGAGAAGGGTTGTGAACTTGGGTTAAAATGTTTAGAAAACTATCGCAAGTCTTACAATGAGAAGTTTCGTGTGTACGGAGACAAACCGTTTCATGATTACACGTCTCACGGGGCGGATGCATTTCGGATGATGGCCATAACCGAGAGCGACTTTCGTCCTGATCAAGGAGTGAACGATCATGATTACGAGCGCATGAAGGGCATGTGGGGTTGGAAGATTTAATCATAATCTTCATTTTCAAATGTTTTTAGATATTTTTTCTTTTGTAGATATTCTCTAACATGAAATTTCTCATGTATAGATTTTAATGTTAAATATTGATCTACACTTAATCTTTCGTACTTTTCATAAAAATTTACAATTTCATCTACAATTTTTCCATCAAAATTCGGATGTGTGTCGATAAAAAATATTAAATCAGAGATTATTTGTTCTTTATCTTTCATATAATTCCGTTAAAGCTCTTATAAAGGTTTCTTTTGGAAGATTGTAATAAAAGTCTTTTTCAGTTTGTGTATCTTGGCAATATCTCTTATTGATTTTTAGACTTGATAGCCCGTGTTTTTTCTTGAAATCTTCAGCAAACAATTTGTTTTCTTGGCAAGCTTTGTCAATTTTTGCATAGTTCTTTGCTAGTGCTATTTCCATCCAAGCTTCACAGTTAGGAATGGGTTTCTTCTGAGTGGATTTAATATGAAAGAAAAACTTAATTGTATCAAGGACAAATTTAGGCCCAAACTTTTTCACCCAACGAATGACAATATTACTTCTGAAGTAAGGGGAATATTGCGATTCCATTTCTAGAAGGTCTGCTAAATCATCAGAAGCAAAGTCTATTTCCTTATCTTTTCTTTGAAAAGGAATCGAAGCCTGCGCAGCAGACGCCGAAGGCGGAACAATCGATTTAACCGGAGCTTTATGGAGAGAAGAGTTATGAACAATCGGGTTCTTCGATTCTTTTATATTTTCTTTCTTATTCGATTGTTTTTCTTCATATGTTCTTTCTTTAGTGCCCTGGTTTTCCGTATACGGATTTTCAGTATACTGAGATTCAGGATACAGTAAACATTTTTTGAATTTCGGCTCTTCCGACAGATAGTACTTATACCTCAAAAAACCACCTTCTAAGTATTGCTCGCGCATGATGTATCCAGCTTCAATTGCTTCATTTATGATCTTGTAAATTGCATCTCTGCCAATATGTTTTTTGAATTGATTGTATAGTTGCGTAGGTCTGATTACCCAGGATTTATCATCGTTAGAAAGCAAAGAAATTAGCACCATTCGGCAGTTAGGGGAAATCGAGTCATCTCTGATTAGAGCGCGACTGATTTGGGCGTATGGATTTTCTTTGTCATGAGGACATCTTTGGATAGTTGATTTTTCACGTGATTCTTTATGAGACATAGGACTCCCTTTGCTTGCTTAATGTTTAGCGTTGCAAAAATTTCGGAGTGTCCTATAATAAGGCTATCGGTTTGCTTTTATTATAGGAACCCCATCTGTCAATGTTTTACGAAACTTTACGTTTTTCGAAACTTTGGCAACGCGGTTTTAAAATGTAGAGCCCACAGCTTTGTCGGTTGTGGGCTTTTTCTTTCCCAAAAAATATTCATAATATCCTATCTTGTCAAATTAAACTTCATTCCCCAAAACAATTCTTAGGCATTTATTCAGTATCTCCTTGATCGAAATTAAAAAAAAGACTTTACTACCAAAAAGTAGTGTGACAAGTTAATATTTGAAAAACTAGGAGCTGAATGCCCACAAATTTCGACATAGTTTCGGATTTTACGCAAGACTATAACCGCGCATACATGCTTCTAAACACATATTACGCAGAAGCATATCGTGACGTTGGGTTCTACTTGGGCAATCAGTGGAGCCTAGAACAAATGAAGTACTTGAATGAAGAACGAAGAAACGCGTTTACATTCAACAAATCCCGCAAGACTATCAACATGGTCAGCGGATATCTCAGCGCTAATCAACAGCAAAGCATCGTCGTCCATAGAGAAAACTCTAATCCAGAGACCGCAGATCAACTAACAGAATTGCTTCATACGCAGATGGCGCCGAAAGGTTACAAAGCGATGCAGAGAGCCAAGCACAATAGTCTTGTGTCTGGTGTGTCGTGGATATCGCCGTGGGTCGACTATAGAAGCGATTACGTGAATGGAAGAATCGAATATCACCTAGATAACTGGAACGATGTGATCTGGGACCCATTCAGCACACGCATGGACTTGGAGGACTGCACATTTGTGGCTCGTAGGAAGTACCTCAGTAAGGATGTGATTAAGTCTTTAGTTCCTGGTTGCGAAAAAGAAGTCGACGCAATGGGATATGGAAACCGTGATGAGAAATTTACTTATGAACCGTACTCAAGACAATGGGGACTTCAAGAGCTCCTTGCATACAACGAATATTGGAAGCAGCGATATAAGAAAGGCTGGGTACTTGTGGATAAGGCCACAGGGGAACAGAAGCCTTGGAAGGGAGACAAAAAGCGCCTGGATATGTTACAGCGATTCTTTCCAAACCTTGCAGTCATTGAAGGTTACTACAAGACAGTCGAGTATAACATCATTGTTGAGAACCGCCTGCTTTATAGCGGAGAAGATCCCTGGGGCATTGGCGAGTACCCTTTTGTGCCGTACTACTGCGTATTTGACCCCTCATACGACCTCTTCCAGTGGAAAATCCAGGGCCTCCAGAGACTGCTTCGAGATTCAAACGAAGAGTACAATATGCGGAAGAGTAAGCTACTCGATATTATGGACAGTCAGATTGGGTCCGGATGGAAAGCTAAGTCCGGCGCGGTATCAAACCCAAAAGCATTGTTCCAAACTGGGCAGGGAAAAGTTGTTTTCTTCAACCCAGGATTCGAGATTACAGACGCCGAGCGCATAGATCCTCCTTCAATTCCAGAGAGTTTATTTGCGCTGCAAGAGTCATTCGATGCTGACATTAAAGACTTCGTAGACCTGGGCGCTCTCGGTAACGACCAAACAGACCGAATGAGCGCAATGCTGTTCAAAATGAAAACCTCTATGGCGATCATGCAGCTCGGCCCAATCATGGACAACTTCAAAGAGGCCGACTACTTAATTAGTAAGAAAGTTCTCAAGATGATTCAAAAGTTCACGCCGGAAAAAGTTCAGCGATTGATTAAACAACAACCGACGCCTGAGTTTTACAACAACACATTTCTTGAGTACGACATTGATTTCGCAGAGATGCCAATGACCGACTACCAGAAGCAGTCAGCATTTATGCAAGCATGGACAATGAAGGCAGGCGGTGTAGATGTACCAGACGAACTTCTTTGGGAGATGTCTCCTTACCCTATCAGCAAAAAAGGGCGTGAACTTATTCAACAAAGAGCAGAAGCAGCACAGGCGGCTCAGCAGCAAGAAATGCAAGACAAGAAGCAAGTCAACGAGCTTCTCCAGGCGAAGGCATTTACCGATGTTGCTCTGGGAGAGGAGCGGCTTAGCAGAATTAAATACGATGCAGCGCTTAGCGAAGAGAGACTGGCGGCTGCCCAAGAAGAGCGCTCTAGAAGCGTTCTTAATGAAGTGCGAGCGGCTAAAGAGATGGATGAGATTGATATTAACAACGCCTCTAAGGTTCTTGAGATGATTCGAGGTATTGAAGAAGAACACAGACTTGCAGCAGCAGATACCGTGGTTCCTCAGCCGGCAGTTACAGGGGTTAATTAGTGAATAACAGGAAGAATTATTGGAAGGACTTGCCACAGAAACCACAGAGCGAAAGATGGTTCGACCTATGTTTTCTTGATTTGGGAGAAAAAATTGTTATAGGTTGGTGGACAGGGTGCTCATGGGATGGAATTAGGTACAAGGGCGAAGAAGTTAAACGATGGAAGTTTTCGGGGCAAATGAATGAACAATGATGGCTGGGGTTTCCTGGGTGCAGGAGCAAGTGATAACCGAATAGCTGGGGAAGACCTTCAACATAACAGACAGGCCCGCACAGCGGACGAAAACCCAACTGGCGACCAAAGAATGGTTAGACAGTCAGCACAAGGCGGCGGTCCAATGAAAGAAGCTTTAGATGCAGAGCTTGCAAGACACAAAGAATCGAGAGCGACTCGTTTAGAGCATTTAGAAAAGCATTATAAGAGGTAGTTATGAGAGATCAAAGATGGCCTGGAGATTACCAAACAATTTCGCAGGAGTTTGCTTCTTCAAAAGCACAAGAACAAGCGGGCATGAATGCAGCTAACGAAAGTCATTTGAATGATCCTGCTTCACTGGGAAATGTCTATGGTTTCGATAGATACCAACGAGGTGAAATGGATAAGAGTTGGTCGAATCAACTCGATACAGTTGGAATGCAGCCTCATACAAGAGAGTACTTAGAGCAAGAGATGAACTGCATGCGAAGTGAGAGAAAATTCGAGATGATTGCAGGACAGTTGATTGACTACACAGACGGCATTCAGTTTAGCGGAAGACCATGACAGCTAGCATGTTCCAGGGTGAAGGACAGAATATGAGCGCAGTGGGAAAAGAGATGAAGACAAGACTAGCTGGACCTGTGCACGCATTGAAGCAAGGAAGCGAAGGAACGATGTCTGACCTACAGTTTATGCAGCAGAACGAAAGAAAACAGCATGAGCAAAATTACATTTATGAGCACGGACACAACGATCACGGGATGGGACAATGAAAGGCAATGCTCCGATGAACACGCTGAAGCCTCAGCCGGGACAGACGAACAGTTACAATCCGGAGTGCCATCCGTTGCCAGGGGATTGGGCGCAGGAGCAACTAAATGGTTCGGGACAACACTATGGCTCAGAGAAGAAGTCGTCTACATCGGGCCAGAATGAAATACAGAGAGCCCTAGCATCGGAAAGAGCACAACATGAGTACTGGGAAGAGTGGCAAGGGGTGAGACCAGGGAAAGCAGTTTATGAAAACCCAAGAGAGCTACAAAACACGCTTCTCCCGAGCGCCAAGTACGGAACTGAGGGAAGAGGATATGGCTAGGCGGCATCAATGCCCCGATTGGGATTACATGGTGATTGAGCCAAAAGATCCTGAATTTGAATGTTGCACGTGTTACGAGGATGAGATGGAAAAGAAGACAGCATTACAAAAAGCTCGCAGCGCTCTAAAGAAAGCAGAGCATGTGAATACCCCTCTAAGTATTAAGAGGAAATTAAAAAAGGAGAAAAAATCATGAGAGAGAATCCTTCAGGAAGACAAGGTGGATTCGAGAGCATGGAGCACAATAACGAGCGTCAGCCAATGGTTAGTCACCAATCAGAGACTACACCAGAATCTGTTGCGAAAGATTGGCAAGCCGGTGTTTTCGAGATGAAAGCAGAAGCAATGGACGAAGCTTACGGCATGGCGGGTAAACGCGATGTTGAAAAAGACTTCGGTAAAGCGCATTCACAATTCAGAGAGTACAACTGGGCATAGATATGGAAACAACACTTGTAGGACAAAAACGAAACTCAAACATGCAAGAGATGGGCGAGACGAGAGAGCCGATGGCAAGAGATTGCTGGTCGGACGCGAATCGTTTAGCTGAGATGTACGCAAAGTCGCTTAAACATGACTTTTGGGTGCTCTACGCTGCTAAGCCTCATGCAACTCAGTCCAATGCGATTGTCGCCGGCTGGGAAGTGATAGCAAGGCGGCCGCCTCAAGCAATGGTTGGCGTGATTGTCTTTAAGTGGGACCACAAGGAAAAGAGACTAAAGGTAGAACCAGACTTGAGCCTGCCATACGACGTGCCATTAAGTGATACGGAGCTGTCAGTGCATAAAGGTGATTTTATACAAACAGTCGAACAAGCAGCCAAGAAATCGGGATCGATCCTATTGGCATGACAAAGAAGAAATATATGAAAACATCACCGAATCATTGCAGCAATAAAATCTGTAGGAATCGGAAGTTTTGCATGTGTGAGATTCGCGGGCATCGGAAATGGATGTCTTTAAAGTATTACTCACCTACCACGTGTAGCATGAGTTTGGGGTTCGTGTAACAAGCGATACCCTCTAAGGTTCTTCAAAAAAAAATTTGTCTAAGGTGACAAGTCTTTTTTTGAAAAATAGGCGTGATAAAAACGATCTGTCGCCGAGATCATAAAGGAACCAAATGGATTTAGATATGTCAAGACCAGGGGGTGAGTTGTTCCCTGAGTCCGCAGCACCAAGTAATTACAACTCATATTCAGACGTAAATGTGGATCAGGTCGTCGATGATCCTTTAAATACGGGCGTAAATCAGCCAGACGTCGCCGGTCAGGTGCAATTGTCCGATAAGGAGATGAACTTTCGGGCATTACGTGATGAAGCATCCAAGTTGAAGGAAGAGGCGAGTTATTGGAAAGGACAAGCAGAAGCTTACTCGAAAATACCTACTCGTCAACCAGAGCAACCGCAAGAAACTCAACAAGACGCTTATGCAGCGCTTGATTGGGATGACTCGCGCGACGTTAGGAAGGCCTTTGAAGCAGTTAGACAAGAGAACCAGAGCCTCAGACATGAGATGAAGGATGCTCTTACTGCGATGGAGACTAAGACTACACGCCAAGACTGGAACAACATGGTCACTCAGCACGTGCCGCAACTAACTAGTAAAAACCCGATATTTGCCGAGATGATCCAGAAAGTATCAAATCCATATGAAGCGGCTTACTTGTTAGCGGAACTTAATGCAAAAGCTTCGCAACCTGCGCCAGAAAATTATTCACATAACAATGGGCAAAGAGCGATTACCAATGCACAGAAGCCACAAACACTAGCAAGTGTCGGTGGTCAAGGGCAATTAAGTGCTGCTGACTATTACGCAAGCATGTCCGACGAGGATTTCATGAAAATAGCTGGGAGAAATCTGGCGAATATCTAACCGAAAAGGTTGATATATGCCAATTACAACAACTGCTCAAGTACCACCAGAAGTGCGGACTTATTTTGACCGCCTTCTTTTGACTTTAGCGAGACCTTATTATATTTACGACATGTTCGCTCAGAAGAGAACAATCCCTCTTAATTCTGGCGACCAGATGATCTTTAGACGTTACGCGACTCTTTCAGCTGCGACTGTACCCATCCAAGACGGTACAACTCCTCCAGGCGACTCATTAGCGGTAACCGACTTCTCGACTGAAATTAAGTGGTACGGAAACTTCGTCACAATTACTGACCAAGTGCAGTTCACTGTTCAGGATAGAGTACTTAATGAAGCAACAAGAGTGCTCTCATTACAGCTAGGATTGACTATTGATACGATTATCAGGAATATGATGGTCGCAACAGCCTCTAGCATATCTGCAAGTAATGGTATTAACGGAAACACACCTACAGAGATAACTACAGCGGACATTAAGAATGCAGTACGTGCTCTTCGCTTGGGTAATGCTCGCTTAATGACTAAGCCAATCCCTGGTGAAAATCGTTTTGCAACATCACCTGTAAGAAGCTCCTACTGGGGATTCATGGACGTAACACTCCAACCCGACTTAGAAGCTTGCGCAGACTTCTTATCAGCAGCTAACTATCCAAATCCAATGGATGCCTTAGAAGCTGAATGGGGTTCAACAAACAACGTTCGATGGCTTTTGAGCACTAACGGTTATTCCACAAGTGCATCACCACCAGTTTGGAACAGCATCATCCTAGGTCAAGAGGCTTATGGGGTTGTGAAGCTTGGTTCTAAAGAAGCTGAGTTTATTGTTAAGCCATTAGGTTCTAGTGGTACTAGCGATCCTTTAAACCAAAGAGGCTCAGTAGGTTACAAGTATCCATTTGCAACACGCCTCCTTAATGACAATTGGATCACGCGTCTGTTGTCAACACAAAGATTATAACAATTAGGAGGTAACAAATGGGACAATATAGAAGGGGAACGTTTACTTCTCCAAGCACCGCCGCCGCACAGACTATCAACTTAGGTTTCGTGCCAAGCTCATTTACTTTGACAAACTATACCGGCTATTCAACTGACACAGTAGTTAGCCAAGCTAAGTTTTTCAGAGGAATGCCTACAGCATCTGCATTGATTCAAACTGTGAATGGTTCAGACATTCCGGTTCAGACAATCCTAGCTTCTAACGGATTCACAACCTTTAGCACCGGAGCTGCTTATGATGCAACTCAGGCAACAATCTCAAACGCTACAAAGGCCAATCCTTGCGTAATCACTGCCACATCACACGGTTTTGCTACTGGCGACACTGTGACGATCAGCGGTGTTGTAGGCATGGTACAGCTCAATCAGAATCGCTACATCATCACAGTGATTGACGCGAACTCATTTAGCTTAAGCGACCTGTTTGGCAACTCACTTGATTCAACAGCATATAGCACCTACACATCGGGCGGTATCGCTAACAAGATCTCAACAGACGAAACACCTCCTGGACTCACAGAGGATGAAGGCGCGGCAGGAATTATCCTGGGAACTAGCTTGTTCCGTAACAACGCCGATGTTTTCTACTGGGAAGCTTGGTTTGAGACACCCACTGGTTGGTAATCAACACTCGGGGAGGGGACATACCTCTCCTCGAAGATAAATTTTAACGGAGAACATTAATGGTAATAGCAACAAGAAGAAGACCCGAAAGAAAGGTTCCAGTAGAAAAACTTCAAGAAGAACATCTATCAGGTCCAGCAGATGAGCCGATTGAGCAAATCAGAGAGGAACTTCAAGAAGGTAAAATAGTAATAGTGAACGAAATGCCAAGAGTTGAAAGCGTCACATTTCGCAATCAAAGAGATCCTGGTCACGTACTTGAATTTCACTACTCAAGCAAGTCGCACCCCTTTAAGCAGTACAAACTCATTGACGGACAAAAATACGATTTACCGCATGAGGTTATCAAGAATCTAGAGTCATGTAGAGAAAACATCGAGAAATACCGCAGAAACTCTGAGGGTATTCCAGAAATCTACATCGCTGGATACAAAACTCATTTCGTTTGTGAGAGGGCATAATCATGGCTCTTGGATGGAGTGCAGCAGACATTGAATCAAAAATTAGAGCGACCACTGGACGACCTGATGCAACGATGATGTCTAGCGCTACCATTTATGATTATATGAACAAGGTCTATCAATATGTGTTGCCAAAGGAGCTTAAAATCTCTTGGGGCTACACGTATTACAAGTTCTTTACTCAGCCCAATGTTGATCAATATGCGGGGCCAACTACTCAGTTTCAGACGCTAAATCCCCAAGTCTGGTGTGATGGATTTCCAATAGAATGGTACCTCTCTCCGGACTTGTTTTATCAAGACTGGCCGCAGCAAGAAAATAAGCAAGTCGTTGCAACTGGAGACGGCGCAACTGATTCCTTTTCTTTCAATGTTTCTGCATTTCCAATATTAGAGGGGAGTTTATATGTCACAGATGGTTCCGAAGTTGCCCAAGACAACGGAAATGGAGGCTTTATTGCTCCTGCTACTGGCACTATTAATTACATTACAGGGGCTGTTAGTGTAACTTTTGATGATCCTCCAGCCGCTAATGCCAACATATCTGTTACCTCACAAACATATATGCCTAATAGGCCGCAATCGATTCTTTACTTCAAAAGCGGTCCACTAGCGAACTCTACCCCAGCAGAAAGAAACAATCAAAACTACTTTGTGCTTCGACCTGTTCCGGACAACGTCTACCTAGTTAAGATGCAAGGGATACAGATTCCTCCTCCTTTACTGAACCCAACAGACGTTCCTTTTAGAGAAGACTTAGGCCCTTTGATTGCTTACTTAGCCTCTCTAGAGATTTTCGCAGACTTTAACCAAATGGATCAATACGAGCAAACGATGGTCCAATACAACCGATATAAAGACGTGAGCATGCAGGACACTTATGAAGAGCTCCTGTATCAGCGCTCAGTACCAGCTTTTTAGGAGGATAAATGACATACGACAATAACGTTCCACAGGCTCAGCAAACAATTGCCTTTACGCAGCCACTTATCAACACGAACTTTGCCAAGATAGCGACTGAGCAAAGGGTGAACCATACTTGGACTGATGTCAGTGGAAGTAATGCAATTGCAAGCGAAGCAGATGGGTCTCATCAAAAACTCTCAATGCCAGCGCAAGTAACTGATATCACAGGAGCTTTACCGACAGGTATTACCGCAATTCAGTATGCAAAAAACAACGCTTTATACGCATGGAATGGAACTCTAAAGTGTCCTGTTTCCGGAATTTCACAAGATGGAATTATTACTATGACAGGATCTTATCAAACTATATTAGGACTTAATCCTATTCCAGCTAATTGCATAGGTTATGTAGTAATTTTTTCAAATATATTCGGTGGCCCAGATGCAGCTTCAGGTTTTTTTGTAAGCAGCTCTGGAGCAGGATTTAATTGGGTAAATACTAGCACTGATCCTCTTTATGGAATGACCTTTGCTTTTTCAGGGTTTAACCTCCAAGTAAAACGAACCAATACTGGCGGACCAGACCCTGCATTGCCTTACAAATTCATCTATTGGCCGATATAATGAAAGAGTATCAGCCATTTGCTATCTCTAACTTCCGAACCGGATTTGATGAAGCGGTAGAGCCTTGGCTGCTTCCTCGTGACGGATACCAGATTGTAAAGAATGCGCACCTTTATCGTGGCGTTTTAGAGAAAATTCCTGGGTATGGTCTCTATGCACGGATGAGCTACAGGGAAACGATTCTTCTTTCACCAGCTCCGAATAACGTTGTCTTAACATTCACAGGAACGCTTAATCACGCTCCTTCAACCAACAACTTTTTTGGTCAATCAGCAACCAATGTAGGCGCAACCACCTTCGAAACATGGTCTTACTTCTCAAGCACTGCTCCTGACATCATCAATTTACAAAGCTCTGGAGGAGGAACAGGAACTGTTAATCTCACCACGTTAGCCGTTTCTCTTACGTTTAACACGGCTCCTGCGATTGTCCCTGGCGGATACAATGCTGTGATCTTCTCGTATGACTTCTTAAGCACTGCCTCTGCCGGTGACCAAGATATCATGGGAATCAAGCCCTATTACTTTGCAAATGGCAGCCAAGACATTCTCATCTTCGACACAAATCGAGTGGGAAAAGCAATAGTCCTTACTGGATTGATCTCGGTAGCCCAACAGTCTGACTATGGCATCACTGAAATCCCTCATGAGGTGCAATCTGAGAATGTAACCCCGACACCTGCATTTAATGGAGCTGCGCTTACTTTTACAGGAACATTGTCAGCTCCTATTGTGCCAGGCCATGTGGAGTTCGAGCTTTATGACACAGTTCCCACTCCGGATGTTCTTCGCTCTACGGTTACAGACAATGGCATGGGCTTGCTTACGGGAGTAGGCTCATACACAGCCACAGGTTTTGTAAACTACTTCACTGGCGCTTGGACAATTACCTTTTCTGCTGCCCCTGCTGCGACCGACAAACTCAATAGTTTTGTTTGCGCATATGGGAATGTCTTTACAGGTGACTATACAAACTTCTTTAGTGTAATAAATTATCAATTCAAAGCTTTTATAACTAACAATAGAGATAATATAAGATACTACGATGGAACATGTCTTAAATATCTAAACACCAACTTATCAGTTAAGCCAAGTTCGTTAACCTATGACATAAGCAGAACCCTTCATGTCTTTGTGAATCGTGAGCGTCTTCTTTTGATTCTTCCAACAGTGAATGGTTCTATTGTTTCTGCGGGAATTTACTGGTCAGCAGCGGGAAATCCTCTTGATTTTACCAATGACGAGCAGCTTATTGCTTCAACCTCTGAGTCTATCAAAACATTTGCCCTAATCAACTCTGACTTGGTGGTGCGTTTCTCTAACTCGGAGCGCGTGTTTCGGTACACAGGGGATGCCTTTAGTCCATTCCGTTGGGATAGCACGAATAATGTTTGGCGTTGCGATGCTAGGTACTCAGCGATTAACTACGATTCTTACTTCACTTCAGTTGGTAAGCCTGCGATTGTGGCCTCTGACGGCGTGAATGTGCAACGTGCTGATGAGATCATCCCTGACTTTACTTTGAATGATAGAGCGCAGCTAGAAGGGCCTATTATCTCGATTCAACAGACTAGCATTGGCCAGTGCTATGGAGAGCGCTTTGATGACTTTAAAGAAGGCTGGCTGTGTTTTAAAGCATATGGCGAAGCAGACAATTCAGTCGCAAGATCAGACAATGTTCTCGCATTCAACTATATTGACAAAACTTATGCCGTTTACACGTTTCCCTTCAATTGCCTTGGTTTTGGACAAGTCGCAGCAACCAACACTTGGGGAAACAATTACACTCCTTGGGGAGAAGATTTTGATACCTGGGATAGCTATTATGAAAATCTTGACGCTTTGATTGATTTAGCTGGTGATCAATTTGGAAACGTATACATCCTTGGAACTAAAAACTCCCTG